GATTCTTTGATTTCTCTGGATTGAAGTTGTGTGCATATAGAATACAATTCTCAATTGCATCACCGATCATTTCATCCACAAACGAGTAGTTCATAAAGTTAGGTTTCATGGCAAGATTAGTTGCAATCATAATAAAGCATTCACCAATATACTCTGTCATAGGAGGCTTTGGATCTCCATTACTTTCTGCCAGAACTACTTTCTCTTTCCATTCGGACATCTTCTCGAAAAACAATTTGTTATCGATGTAGTGGTTTGCTTTCTTGGCCATGTGAATCACTTCCTTTTGTCATAATATACCCTCTAAAAAATTATTGTCAAGTTTTTCCTTGACAGTTTTCCAAACCCCCATATAATTCGACTTGTCGAGAGGAAAAGGGATACCTCCGGATACCGGATACTGTTAGGTTGGTATCCATCGTTCCCAGACACGAAGCAACTCTTCCTGTATTTCAGCCAACTGCATCTCTAGATGCTTTGGTTTTCTTGGTTTGTTTATCAGGGGCATGTTACATTCTTTGGGTTTGCGATTTCCCTTCTTTGAATTACAAGAAGCACAAGCAGTAGTTAGATTTGTCCAAGAAGAATCGCCTCCTCTTGATCTAGGCATAACGTGATCAATGGTGAGTGTTTTTTTGTTCTTAGATTTTAAACCACAATACTGGCAAGTCCAGTCATCTCTCTTGAAAATATTTCTTCTTGTAGGTAGGTGTGATTGATGTGGTGTCATAACATATCGAATCAACATGAGGGCCGCAGGAAGCGGATATGTTCCCTTCGATGTTTTAATTTTATAAATCTTAGAAAAGAAATAAGGTTTTATTGCTTTCCCAGATTCTAAAAGGGCTACTGCTTTTTTCCAATCGATCACGTTTAATACTTCCTCAGAAGCGTTCAGGAGCAAGACTTCTCGATCCATGTGGTCTCCAAATTATTTGAGGTACTCGTCGATATCCGAACTCCAATCAGTCAGTCTATTGCCAAAGTCTGGATGATTCTTATCATCCCCTGTGTATTCCTCAGTAATCTTTTCTGAGTTCATATTATCAAATAAGAACTCAGACATCTGATCAGGCTTAATGATACCCTGATCTAACATCTTCTTTAACATCTCAGGTGGAATCATTAGAGTCATCACGATGAACTCTTGCATTTCATCCTCATCCAAATCATCCAGTCCATCTACACCATCAAGTTGATCTGCCAGTTCGTCGTACATCTTCTTCATGGCATCGTCAACGTTTTTGTTTACATCAAACAAGTCACTCAAAGGATTCTTTGGTGGGTGTGAGTTTGGATTCTCTTCATCATTGTAGTTGATTACATTTCTTTTCTTCTTGAGTTCTTCTTCTCTCTTCTTCTCTATGGTATAGAGTTTTTCTGTTTCCCCTGTGGGATTCAGAAAGGCAAGAATGTTCTCCTGTTGAATTGTAATCTCATCACCATCAGCAAACGCGGTCCAACTCTGAAGCATGGTAACGTCTTTCTTCATGCCGCTCATCGGATCGATTACTGATTGTGTTCTGAATAAGAAGGGCTTCTGTAAAGTCAGTTTCTTTCGATCTGACTTTACAATCTTTGCTATCACATCATCTCCATTTTTCAATCGGATGATTCTGCTCGTAATCTCATCAGTCATAATCATCTCCTTATATGAATTTTCGATATCTCATAATCAAACTTCTCATTAGTATATATTTTGATTCTCTCTCCAAGATGTCGGAAAGTATGGTTTTCATATTTTCCTATAGAGAGATCATCTGAAAGATCAAACAACTTTACTTTCTGTTTCCTATCAGATTTGCGTAGTCCTCTGCCTATACTCTGGAGAACTCTTACAACAGATTTAGAAGGGCTAGCGAAAACAATGTTATCAATATTCCTAATATTAATGCCAGTAGAGCAGGTTCCGTAAGACGCAACCAAAACCGAGTTAGTTTTCCTATCAACGATCTTGCGAATCTCTTCCCGTTGTATGACATCTGTTGCTCCGTGTATGAGGAAAGTCTCTTTATCTCCTTGACTAATCAATTCATACAACGGTTTCCCGTGCTTCTCCACATAGTTGAAGAGGACTAGAGTATTACCCTTTAACCTGTTGGTTAGTTCGGCAATAAACTGGTTTCTCTTTTCATGAGTAACAATCCATTCTATTTCATCCTGATATTTTTTTCTCTTCATGAACTCCTTCTCGTCCTTGGTATACTGCAATGTAAGGCAGTTGATATCCAAAGTCGAGAGAAGATTCTTATCCATTAACGTCTTAGTTGTAGTAACCTGAAACACTCTACCAAAGAGTCCTTCGATTACGAGTTTGTGTGTCTGTGTTCCGTCGAGTGTGCCTGTAGTTCCTATTCGATAGTAGCAGTCATCTAGATTCGACATTAGAGTCGAGAGTGATTTGGCTTTAAATAAGTGGCATTCATCTCCAAACACACAACCGAATTTAGAAAAATATTCTTTTGGCATTTGATATAAACTCTGCCAAGTTGATATAATAATCCGCTTGTCGGTTTCTTTTGATTGTCCACTGAACACTTGATGACAGTTGGACATACAATCCCATTTGTCGTTAGAGGAGTAGTCTTTGAAGTCTTCAAGCATCTGCGATACAAGACCTGTGGTTGGAACAATGATTAGCAACTTCTTATCTGGGGGCAACAGTTCCATATAGTATCGCATCAGTGTATAGATGATTAGCGACTTCCCAGACGCAGTAGGAGAGAGCAGGAGACATCTCTTGGTGTTCAGTGCGTGCTGAATAGCATTCACCTGATGTAAATGCGGTTTAATTGCTTTATTATTTGCTACGATGGACAGGGAGTCAATAAAGTCCGTAACGTCGCTCTGAGAGAACTCTGAGGACGGTAGAGAGTCTTTCAGCGTTTCCTCTAATTGGATAGTATATTTTCTATCCTTAGCAAACTGAATGACGTAATCCAGTAAACCTCGATAGATAGTCTGCTTGTATAGGTTGAATAATTTGATAGTGCCGTCCCACTGTTTCTTTTTATAAGCGGGACTGAACTCGTGATTTGGCACCTTGAACGTGAAGAAGTCAGATAACTCTTTTGCTATCCACCTCTCACAATCCAATTTTACATATACGGAATCTAAATGTAGAACAGAAATATCACTCATACACTATATGTATGAGTTATCCGCCGTTAGAAAACTTAGCCCAATCAATTGCGGATCGAATGTACCACTGTCGGTTGTTGATGATCTTTACTACCCCTTCGAGGTACTTGACCTTTTCTTCCTGTAGGGCAAGACGATGGGACTGAATGATGAGTTCACGATCTGATTCTATAAACTGATCAGTATCAGCACGAAGAACATTAAGTGGAAACGGTTCCCAGTTCCTTTGCTTTAGTTCATCATCGCCCATTTTACCAGTGTAGTATAGCCATTTATCTTTACGGAGTGTCTTATACTCTGCCTGCATCTTCTTAAACAACAACGTCTCATCCGTGAATAGGATAAGATACTTGTTGTGAAGTTGAGGTGTTTTGATGGACTCGATATCCAGTTCGGTTCGATCCATCTCTAGGTCTTTGCTGACCATCTCACGAATATCATTCAGGTTCATAGTTTAGTGATTTTCAATCCAGTAAATTTAAATTCTGTATTGATAATTATAGGGTCTGGATCGGTGGTTGTCAAATCAAATCCAATTTCATCTAGCCTAACAGGGAATATGTCCTGATACTGGACCTCGATGTTGGGTCTACTCTTATTATCCATAACTATAAGAATGCCACTTGCTAGTGAATCTGCATCTCTGAGTGGAGGACTGTTTTCTACAGGAACTTGACCTCTAATCCAGTTATAGATTTCTAAATAGTTGTTCATGTCTTCGTCAACGATGAACGAGAGATTCAATGAACCATATGTAATTCTTCCGCCTGTATCATAAACAGGCTGTGCGTATAGACTTTTAGTTTCTATATTATCAACATCAATTGATGGAATATTTGCTTGCTGGATATAGAAGTTTACATTTGGGATTTTAGGAATCTCAAACTTAAACCCATTATTCTTTAGATAGTTGACTGAATCTGGTGCCTTACCTGCCATGATATTCTCCCAATAAAGTATGTATATAAAAAAACACAGCCCCCCGTGAGGAGGGCTGTGGATTTATGCTACCTTGAGATTATACTCAGGAGACGTTACTTCCCTGACCGTGTAGGTTAAGGACTTGGAAGATGCGGTAGTATTGGTTAACACCTTGGGTTTCGATGTTATTAGAACCAGCGGTTCCAACGAAGGGGTTGGTGACCATTCCGTAGCGGGTCTTGAACCCGATACGAGGCTGGAAGG